ACAGGTACATTTATTAATACTTCTACAGGTGCAGTTACAATATGGACAACTGCTACAGGCAGTGGTGTAACTAGTATTACAGCAGGTACAGGTACATTTATCAATACTTCTACAGGTGCAGTTACAATATGGACAACTGCTACAAGCAGCGGATCTACACTTAAAGAGACATTTGGAAGTTTAACAACTGCAACAGGCGTAGTTACACACGATTGTACAACTAATAGAATATTCTATCATCAAAATATCAGCGCAGACTTTACTGCTAACTTTACTAATTTAGGTCTATCCAGCGGAGAAGCTACTAGTGTATCATTAATTCTAGTTCAAGGAGCCACAGCACGAATGGCCACCGGTGTTCGAATTGCTAACACAACTACTGGTATAAATTTAGTTTGGCAGGGCTCTGTATCAGCTCCGGCAGGCAATGCTAACAGAACTGATGTAGTATCATTTAGTATAATATGTACAGCTACTAATGCGTACACAGTCATGGGCATGTTAACGTCATTTGGTGGTGTATAATGTTTGGTGGGTTGTCTAAATCTTACGGTATGGGGCGTAGATCTATAAGTGCGCCTTATACAACTACACTACCAGACATTTCAACAACTACATCAGTAAATTGGGCCGATAATACATATTTTGATTTTTACAGTACATCAACGTCAACTACCACTGATATTCTAGCTGGGGTACAAAATCGTTGTTTTCAGCTATGCTATGCCCATCAACAGGTAACCATACCTAACGATGCAGTGAACAGATTAGCTGTAGGCACATATTCTACACAGGTAGCTAGTCCTAAGAGGTGGTGGATGGCTCAGGGAATTGCTGACAACATTCAAAGAGTTTCTCAAGGATATACCTTCATAACATCAGACGGAACTAGTAATTTTGCATCTTCATCGGGGGCGTTTGTCGAGGTTCCTACTAATGTAAGTGTAACAATTCCTGCCAATCGCTGGTTTATTATAGGACACAGTATTATAGCGTTTCGTGCTGTAAGGGCACAGGCAAACCCTAGAACGGCGGTTATTACTGGCACAAACTATGTTACAGCATTTCCGACCATTTATGAGTTTTCTAGCCAAAGCGAAGCAAGAACTCCTGTACAATTAGGCGGATTTGGAAAGCCTATTAGGATTTGGCAAGGTTATACGCATGTTATGAGTATAAAATTTAAACTCTAACCTAGGAGTTTAAATTTTGAATGCCTATATAATAACATTACTCCAAAGTAACTTAGCCCTAGAAATTGCGGAAGAATCTTTATCCGCAGCAAAAAAATTCAACATTAATGCAGAAATATACCCAGCAGTACTAGGCTATGATAGCCAGCCGTTATTTGATCGATACGGAATAACTCATTTTTTAAATTATACAATTTACAGTAAGCCAGGACACAGAGGATGCTTTTTAAGTCACTTTGAATTATGGTTGAAGTGCGTAGAATTAAATGAGCCAATTCTAATACTAGAACACGACGGAATCTTTATTAGACCATTACCAGATGACATTTTAGAAAACTTTGAAGATGTTCTAAGATTAGACGCATACGATCGCTGGAAGCCTAACTATAATCAATTAGTTTCTAACAGCCTATCGTCTACAGTTAGCTATAATAGAAGACCCACAGAATGCTATTATCATAGCAACGGGCATTATTATGTAGGGGCTTACGGATATATTATTAAGCCAAAGGCTGCAGAAAAGCTAATAAAATTTTCTAAAGAACGGGGCATAATCTGCACAGAAGCACAGATAGGAACTAAAATTGTTGACATTGTCAGTGTTACAGCTACTATAGTCAAGCTTCACGAGCACTATGTAGATAGGGGTGTAGAAGACAGCGCCACTGATGATTTGTCTAAAATAATAAAAGGTACCGACAAAGGCTGTAGCCTTAAATATATATCACCGAGTAATTATAAAAAAATATACGGTAATTTTGATTAAATACAGTAAAGAGAGACTAAAACTATGCGAATTTTAGATATTTTAGCCGAAGATAACTTCGTCAGAACAGGCGATGTCTTTGCCATTGAGCTAGATAGCGGCCTACTTATAGAAAGCACTGTAGTTGGTTTTATGCCCGATGGAGTGGTTATACAAGGTGACGACGTTATATTATCTTACTTAAAACACCAGCCTGTCAAAGAATCCATGACTAAATTTACAGAAATGCAAATAGCTATTATGGAGAGCGGTGGAAGTTTAGATGATCTTAACGAGGCTGAATATCAAGGACGCAATGTTCCTCTAGGCAAACCTATGGCAGGCGATGTTAAAAAATCTAAGGTTTATGTAAAAGGCCCCAAAGGTAATGTAGTAAAAGTAAACTTCGGCGATAAAACGATGAAGATTAAAAAGAGTAATCCCAAGCGCCGTAAATCATTTAGAGCACGCCATAACTGCGACAATCCCGGTCCACGTTGGAAAGCACGTTATTGGTCATGCAGGGCTTGGTAACTATTATGAAACTTTTAGAATTTTTTAATATCCCCGATGATAATCCCAGCAGAATTAATATGCAGGGCAAATCTCAAGAAGACAAAAACAAAATACAAGATGAGGTGTACTGGTACATCATAGACAATGATGATCTGCACAAACAATATGTATTACCATTTGTCACTGATTTAAAATCTCACCTTTCTAGTCCAGATTTTAACCTCGATCGTTTTAAGAAAAATTGGGCCCCTATGGTCAACAAAGGGTGCAAGATGTATTATGACGAAAAGAAAATGAAGTCTAATCCAGATAGTTTGTTTACTAAAGAACTTAAGAAAAATCTCTTAGACAAAATTACTGACAAATACATTGAAGATGTGAAGAACGATAGCTATAATGTGGGAGAACATAAGATATGATTCTACATGAAGGCGGAAATGAATTTAAATATGCCGATGGTGCTAACGCAACTAAGCAAAATGCTTCCACTGAAGAAGTAGATTCTGTTTTAGGTGCATTAAGCAAAGAACTAGGCATTGACTTATTAGCCAAAGATTTAGAAAATCAATGGAAGCATAAAACAGGTTCAACCATATACCACGGTGCTGAAACAGGTGATGCAGATACACTATTAGATCCTGTCGACTTTATTAAAGTAGAACCAGGTACACCTGCCAAAGATGCTCAAAATCAATTTAGAAATTGGCTAGCACAAAAACTACAAACAGCTGGATACAAAGAATTACCAAAAAAATCTGCTGTTCCCCAGTTAGGAAAATTTTATAAAATATCCGGAGACGGGCTTACTGCCTGTGTACAAATACCAGGTGGAGAAGAATGGCTACAAGTTGATTTAGATATAGCCGAACCAGGTGAAGGAAAGTTTTCTGTATGGAGCAAACGTGGAGAACCAAATGAACCCGGAACTCCTAAAGATGCTAGAGCCAAAGGAGCATATCGCCATATACTTTTATCGGCAATCGGTAGTATACTAGTAAGTCAAGAACATCCACAAGGACTTAGTTGGAGTTTTAAAAACGGTCTTATTGATAGGGGTACTAAAGAGATTGTTACCAAAGACCCAAATGAAGTTGCTAAAATATTGTTTAATGGTAAGGCCAGTGATTTAGAAAACATCAATACAATTTTAGCTAAACTTAAACAATCACATCCCGGTCAGTATAACGATATTGTACAAAAAGTTAATGCAGGTTTAGAAAATTATAAAACACAGTATAAACTAAAAGAACATCATACCATAGGAAGTAATCAATGGTTTAGAGGTTTAATGGATCGCCTATCATGAAAATAAAAGAACTTTTATCAGAAGCCGCAGGTGCAATAGGTCGAAAGTATCAGCATATTGAAGACTTAGTGTTTACCAACGGCAGTCATGGTGGATTACATGCCGTAGAAAGACTTAGAGACATGGAAAGTTCTGGCGGATCTATTGAGTTAAAGTGGGACGGTAGTCCAGTAGTCTATTGGGGCAAAGACGAGCAAGGCAGGTTTAGTCTGATACCTAAAAATGCTTGGGAATATCTTAAGAGAGGAAAAAGTGAAGTTTCTCCGGGTGTTCCTACTGCTATGTATAATCCCGAAGATATTAAAAAATTTATTTTAGGTACTGGAAAACCTTCTACTCAAGAAGAACAACATCAAAGACAGGCCTATGCTCAGTCTATGTCAGAGCTATGGGGTTATTTTGAACGTATTAGTCCTCCCAAAGGTTACATAGAAGGAGGAATATTATTCAGCCCAGAAAAACCTGCTCAACTTAATCCAAAGACCAACGAATACGAATTCCAACCAAATATTACACAATTTCATATTCCTGCTACCAGTAAGCTAGGTAAAAGAATTGGCAAAGCAAAAGTTATGGTTGCGGCCACGGGTTATTATGAAACCATAGGCAGTTCAGAAGAGTCAAGATTTCCAGGTGCAGAAAATTTAAGTACGCCAGATATTATAGTACAAGGCACTACCTATGTAGAACAGGCACCAGGTGCTAATACCAAAGACCTCAATAATATAGAAAAATTTATACAAAAAAATTCTAACCTAATAGATAATTTCCTTGCTCCTAAGCCAGGGCTGAGTAAGCCTGGAGATATTCTTTACAAATTCTATAATCAGAATCTTAGAATAGAAGGTGTTAAAGCTAAGTTTAAAGATTGGGCTGAGAAAAATCTCAGCCAAGGTCAGGCAGCAAAGGTTGTTAATGATCCCGGACTAGAAGTAGTATTAGATGCTGTAGAAATGCTGACCAAAGAAAAACAACAGATTATTGCCGCGTTGAGCAGTAGTCAGCACGGAGATATTAGACAAACTAAACCAGAGGGATATGTTCAAGCACACCCCGGTAAACAATTTAAACGAGATTTACCAGGACAGTTTGTAAAAGCTATTGATCAAGCAACATGGGCTCCAAGGAAAGACTAATATGCTATTAAGAAATTTATTTGAAGCAATATCAAAACCAGTACCAATCAAAACTGCTGTATTAGGTTGGGGCAGAGGAATGGGGCATAAGGGCCATATGTTGTTAGCTAAAGCTGTATTACACCACGCCCGAGAAAATTCAGCTAAACCTTATTTCGTTGTTTCAAGAACAAGTATTGTTGATCCGAGCACAGGTCAACCTTGGACAGATAAACCTACATTTACTAAAACTAAAGACGATCCTTTAACTCCAGAAGAAAAATTACGTACATACAGAAAAGTGTTTCCCCAACACGCGGAAGTGTTTACTGTTCCAGAAGCTAATGCCACTAAATTAGAACAGGTAATAGCAAAGATTGCCAAAGACGGATTTAAAAAAGTTATTTTAGTAGTCGGACAAGATCAAAAAGATTCTATGGGTTACTTAATTAGGCCCGATAAGTCTGGTATACCTCCTTATCAACAGGCCGGATTACAAAACTTAGAAATAATTTCTAGGCAAGACACAAAAGAACCTAGTAGCATGAGAGGTAGTCCCGAATATCAAGAAGGCCCTCGAGCTACACCTATGCGTCAGATTCTCTTAGATCCTTCGAAGAGTGAAGATGAACAATTTGCAGTTTGGCGAAGAGATATGCCGGATGATCTCAGCGATGAAGAAGTATTAGATCTCATGCGTAAAGCCAAACAGCGCATGAGCATGGTCCCGGCTTCAAAAAAATCACAGGCAATTAAAGAATCTTTACAAGACAAAATAAAAGCTATTGCAGCTTTAAATAATATTGCAGACGTTAATAAAATTAACGCAGGACAAGTTTTAAAATTGCCAGGCGGTGGCACATATAAAGTTGTATACGGTGACACACTGTCTCAGATTGCATCTAAGTTAAACTTTCCAACAACTCCATCTAGGCCGGCGACTGCGCCAAGTTTAGGTGCGCCAACAGCGGTTCAAGCCCCGGGTACACGCCCGCCGAGCAATCCCGGCCCCGGTAGAAGTGCTGGAGTAGGAGGAGCTACTGCAAAAGAATTAGATGATTATGAAAAATCAAAAAATGCATCCGGAGTAAGGCCAGGACCTAATCCTAATATTGACCAAGCAACTAGAGACCGAGCTTTAGCTTCTGTTAAACCTAGTTCAACAGTTACTCAGCAACCAAACAATCAACCACAATCTCAGACAGGTCAGAATCAACCATCGCAGAGTGCTCAGGCTACTGCACAACAAAATATTCCAGCAAATGCTGTAAGAACTGGTTCAGGCGGAGTCTTAACGACATCCGACGGAACACCTGTTACTAGCGGAGATTTGCCAGATTTTAAAGCTATAGAGGCAGCTAAAGAAAAGTTGACTCCAAGTCAATTAAGATGGTTAGGAGACTCCGATCCTACCGATCCTGCAATTATGGCAAGAATGCCGAAACCAGAACCCGGTGAAAAGCCCGTTGGTGGTACAAAACCTAGCACTGCTGATCCAAGAGATAATACAAATCCAACAGATGCAAGATTAGCAACTGGAAAACAAACTGCACCAGCTGACGCAAAAACAAGCAGTAAATCAAACTTAGATAGAATACTACAATTTACATCTAACACAGGCAGTCGTCAGAATTTTGATAAACTTCAAGATACATTCCAAGAAAAAGTAGAGGCGGCGGCAGCTGAATACTTTGAAAAGACAGGAAAAAAATTACAAATTAATAGTGCTGTCAGAGATGCCGCAGACCAACAAAGATTATGGGATATATCTGTTGCCAACGGAACACCTGGAAAAATGCCTAATGGATTCCCTGTAGCTAAACCTAAACCAGGAGGTGGCGGTAGCGACCATGAAAGAGGGGTAGCAATAGACATTCAACAGGGAATAAACGACCCTGTTGCTATACAGATACTTAAGAAATATGGATTATTTCAAACAGTAGCCGGAGATCCTGTACACTTTACTGAACCAAAAGGCGGCAATACAGCTCCTCCTCCAAATGTTGTAAGATCTTCAGACGGATCTCCTGTTAGATCAGGGTCTGGCGGATACGTGACCTCCGGAGAAACAAAGCCAGGAACAGACAAACCGATACAATCAATACGCGGTAGTGGCCCGGGCTTTATCGAAATAATAACTCCCGATGGAGAAGTACAAAGAAGAGAAGGTAGAGCAAATTGGAGAATGAACAATCCTGGAAATATTAGAGTGAGTGATTGGACAAAACGTCAGCCAGGATTTATAGGAGTCGGCGATGCAGGATCTAGCGGAAAATTTGCAGTATTCTCTACACTTGCCGACGGTATCAGAGCTAAAAAGAATCTATTGTTTGGCCCTGGATCAAGTTATATTAATCTTTCAATTAAAAAAGCCATAGAAAGATATGCACCAGAAAGCGATGGCAATAAAACATCATCATATATTGACCGAGTAGTACAAGCAACTAAAGCTAGTCCAGACACTTTGTTGAGTCAACTGTCGGCTTCACAAAGAGAAGCTATGTTTGACACAATTAATAAGGTTGAAGGTTTTCAAGTAGGAAAAATACAAACTGTTCAAACAGCAGTAGGCGAAGGAAACACCAAGGAAAAACCTAAAAAAACTTGGTCTGATTACGGCATGCCAGATAAAAAAGAAGTTTCTAAAGACAAACACTATCATAGCTGGCAAGAATACGAAGAAGAAAAAAAGAAAAAAGAACAGAAAAAACAAGTTGCCGTTGGAGAAGATATACAAGTAAAAATCAGCAATCTTATAAGCATATTAGAAACCAAACACAGAAAATAAATATAGAATCAAGGATTGAAAGAATATGGAAGAGCTACAAAAAGCAGCTAAAATAGGGTTTGCTAGTTCCTTTAGTTTTTATCTAAAGGCGCATAATTTCCACTGGAATGTAGAAGGCAGCGATTTTTTAGAATATCACGATTTATTTGGTAAAATCTATGAAGAAGTATATGGTAGCATAGACGACTATGCTGAAAAAATACGTGCCCTAGGTACCTATGTTCCAGCAAGTTTTCAAAGATTTACAATGTTGTCTCAAATAGAAGACGAAACAAAAATACTAGATAAAGATTCAATGGTTTTAGAATTATTATCAGACAATGAAAAACTAATTAAAATTCTAAAATTAGTTTATGATCGTGCAGAAGCAGAAGGTGAACACGGGTTCAGTAACTTTTTAGCAGAAAGAATGGACGCACATCGAAAGCACGGCTGGATGCTAAAAGCTAGCACAAAGGGTTGACCATGAGAGCAAGCGAATTTATCAACGAAGCTAAAAAGGGAAAAATTCCTCATCGAACTCAGCAACCTAGTAAAGGTCTGCACAAGTTTACTGATGGTAGCAAATGGAACAGCGATTACACACAGCATCGTTTAGGCATGGCGTTAGCTAAAACAGACGGTTCATTTGTTCCCGACATTGAAGAAGAAAGCTGGGTTGGTAGATGGAAAACTGCACATCCTTACACCGAAGTCGAAGCAGACATGTTAAAAATGGCTTATAAAGCTGTAAATGCAAATTACGTAGACATGAACCACAATGATTTAGACAGCGAAGAATTAAAAAGCACTAATACAGTTAGCCCTATCCCAGATAGAGCAAAATTAAAAAAATGAAAATACTAGACCTACTATCAGAAGCTGGCGGAGTTAGTTCAACTACATCAGGAAATATTTCTGCTGTTGTTAATCCTGGCATGACTAATGTAGGAAAAAATTCAGCTGCCGGCAAGCCAGGTAAGATGGCTAAAAAAGGTCCTAAGCAATTTATGCCAAAGGCTCAGGGACCCGGAACTAATGCTTTAGATATGAATGTAGGTCTTATGACTGGTGCCGTTATTAAGAGAAAATAAATTATGATTAACGAACATAAAAAAGGCGTTAAAGCCATGAAGTATACAACAAAACCAAAAACAGCTAATCCTGTGGCTAAAAATGCAGGTTCTACAACTATTAGTTCTGCAGGTTCTCACTATCAAGGTAAAGATCAAAAAAAGAAAGCTAAACACGGTGAAGTTAAACACAAAAAGCAAATGGACATGGCCGAAGGATTTGATAATCCCGAATATGATGATGAAGCCGGTATGGCCGATAACAATTTAGAAACTCTTAAGAGAGCGGTACAAGGACTTGACGATCTTATTCAGTCAGGCGACAATTTACCCGAGTGGTGCCAAGAAAAAATTGCTGTAGCAAAAAGCACATTAGTAAATGTATGGGACTACATGAGATCAGAACAAGATTCTCAAGGACAGATAAACGAATATGAAACTCATACTTACAAAGACAGTCAAGGTAATGTATGGCGTGTTAACGACGAAGGTGATCGCGAATTAATCCAAGCCGCGCCCGGTAGTAGTTATGGTAGAAGTAGATATCCTAGAAGACCTTCGGTGTCCAAACCTAGCGGAATGTATTTTTACAATGTCAAACCTGGACAAGAAAGCGATGCCATGTCCGCTGGTTTAAAACAAACTAAATCAGGAAAATGGTATTCAAGCTATCAAAATCCTTCTGCAGAAAAGACATTTGGACCTGGTAAGTTTTGGCAACCTAAAAGTGAAGGTGTAGCAGAAGATAATTTACCAGAAGGTAAAATAAAAGGGGTTGATGGCAAAGCCTGCTGGAAGGGTAAACGCTATGCCGGTAAGGTTAAAAAAGCAGACGGCACATACAAAGACAAGTGTGTGCCAATGGAGTCAAATGATTGGTATTCATTTAGATTAGAACTTTTATTGAACGAACAAATTAAAAAATGAACGATTGGCGTCAGGTTAAAATTACATCTAATAATTTATTTCAGCCAGCCGACGACGACTGTATATTGCCCCCAAACGATCCGGCCTATGAATTAGCTAAGATGCAATATCTAGCAGGGCTAGGATATACTCCGTCAATTAAAGAAACTGTGGATAAAAATATTACTCACACAGCGGCTGAAAATGCCCGTATTATGAAAGAAAAAAATATTAAACCAGGAAAACCTGAATGGTTTAAACTATGGTTTAGTTTGCCGTACCTTACTGGCGAAAAGAAAGCATAAGTGTACGGCCACAGGTAGCCCGCTCGTCTGCCAATTCGTTGGTGCCTCAAGAAGAAAAGTGGAAAACTCTCGAATCCAGGATCCCTGTGACGCCACTTTAACAACCGTACAAAATATTTAAACCAAACCTCTTGACTATTAAGTATGTATAGCATAAAATATTAACCTAGGAGATAAAATATGAGCAAATCATTCGGAGCGCCCGAACAGGCTAAAATTAAACAGATTGTTGCCGAAGGCTGCACAGTCATGCAAGAAATTCAGGATCTTACAGAAGGACTCAACGAAACAATTAAAGCAGTCGCAGAAGAATTAGACGTTAAACCTAGCGTTATTCGAAAAGCAATTCGTATTGCATTAAAAGACCAGTGGGATCAAGTATTCCGTGAGTTTGATGATTTGGAGACTATTGTAGACATCAGTGGACACGCAAACCGTCGTGAGGATTAATGATTGTAGATTTACTAAGGCCAACCTTCGAATGGATCAAAGATGATTGGCTATCTAATAAGTTTCGATTCTGTGTTGAATTCTTAGCTTGGGCTATTAGTATCGGTTGTAGTATTACTATGGCTGTTACTGTACCTGATCCTCCGTTACTTGTCCTATATCCGTTATGGATCAGTGGTTGCGCTATGTATGCTTGGGCTAGCTTTACACGTAAAAGCTTTGGCATGTTAGCCAACTATCTGTTGCTAACAACAATAGATAGCATAGGCCTAGTAAGGATGCTAAATATTTTATGAATAAGGTTCGGCGAGCCATAAATCGCTATGTGAAGGTCAGTGGGCCATAAACCACGAGGAGAAAAATTAATGAGTTATGTTGACGGTATTTGGGACCGTGACAATGATATTGTCAAAATTGTTGAGAGAGATCCTAAAAAAGGTCGTCTGTATCAAGAGTATCCCGCAAAGCACATCTTTTACTACCCCGATCAAAGAGGCAAGTATAAATCTATATACGGCGAAAATCTTTCTAAGGTAGTATGCAAAAACTTTAAAGACTTCCAAAAAGAACTAAGAATACACAGCAATCATAAACTATATGAAAGCGATATAAACGTTGTATTCCGCACGTTAGAAGAAAACTATCTCGGAAAAGAAGCTCCTAAACTTAATGTAGCTTTTTTCGATATTGAGGTAGACTTTGACCCCGAAAGAGGCTATGCTTCGCCCGATGACGCATTTATGCCTATAACTGCTATTGCAGTTCACCTTCAATGGTTAGATACACTTGTTTGTCTAGCAGTTCCTCCTAAAACACTAAGCATAGAGCAGGCCAAAGAACAGGTCAAAGATTTCCCTAACACTATACTTTTTGATTCAGAGGCAGAAATGTTAGACACATTTTTAAATCTAATCGAAGATGCTGATGTGTTAAGTGGTTGGAATTCAGAAGGCTTTGATATTCCTTATACTGTAAACCGAGTCACTAAAGTTTTAAGCAAAGAAGATACCAGACGTTTTTGTCTATGGGATCAATTTCCTAAAAAGAGAGAGTACGAAAAATATGGGAAGCAGGCCGTTACTTATGACCTTATTGGTCGTGTTCACCTTGATAGCCTTGAGCTGTACAGAAAATATACCTATGAAGAACGTCATACCTACAGGCTCGATGCCATTGGAGAAATGGAAATAGGTGAGTCTAAGACTGTCTACGAAGGAACACTGGATCAACTTTATAATAATGATTTTCGTAAGTTCATAGAATATAATAGACAGGACTGCGCCCTTCTTAATAAATTAGATAGAAAATTAAAATTTATTGACTTAGCCAATACCATTGCACATGAAAATACTGTGCTGTTACAGACCACTATGGGTGCCGTAGCCGTTACTGAACAGGCTATTGTAAACGAGGCGCATCATAGAGGACTTATTGTACCTAGCAGGCCACGACGCGATGACAGTGTTGATACACAGGCTGCTGGTGCTTATGTAGCTTATCCTAAGAAAGGTATCCATGACTGGATTGGTTCAATGGATATTAACAGTCTGTATCCGTCAGTAATTAGAGCACTGAATATGGGTCCAGAAACTATTATCGGTCAGTTACGCCCAGTTTATACTAAAAATTATATCGAAGGGGAAATGGCCAAGGGTAAAAGTTTTGCGGCAGCGTGGGAAGGTAAATTTGGCAGTTTAGAATATGACTTTGTCATGTCACAAAACAGAGCCACAGAAATTACTGTAGATTGGGAAAATGGTGAACAGACCATAATGAGTGCCGCCGAAATCTATGAATTGATTTTTAACAGTAGCAAGCCGTGGATGCTCAGTGCCAACGGTACAATCTTTACCTATGAGTTTGAAGGAATCATTCCTGGACTATTAGCAAGATGGTATAAAGAACGTAAAGAGATGCAGGCCAAATTAAAAGAAGCAATTAAAGCGGAGAATAAAATTGAAGAAGAATATTGGGATAAACGTCAGTTGGTTAAAAAGATTAACCTTAATAGCTTATATGGTGCTATTCTTAATGCTGGTTGTAGGTTTTTCGATAATCGTATCGGACAGTCTACCACACTTACAGGACGCCAAATTGCCAAACACATGGCTAGTAAAATCAATGAGGTCGTAACGGGCGAATACAATCACATAGGTAAATCAATTATATATGGTGATACAGACTCGGCATATTTCTCAGCATATTCTACTCTTAAAACAGATATCAGCAAAGGACTAGTTCCCTGGGACAAAGATACTGTTATACAGCTATACGATACTATTGCCGGGGAAGTAAATTCTACATTCAGTCATTTTATGTTAGAAGCTTTCCATTGTCCTAAGAGTCGCGGGGAAGTTATTAAGGCTGGTCGAGAAATTGTTGCCAGCAAAGGATTATTCATTACCAAGAAACGTTATGCTGTTCTGTATTACGACAAGGAAGGTAAGAGAACCGACTTAGACGGAAAGAGTGGTAAAATTAAAGCTATGGGTCTTGATCTTAAACGTTCAGATACGCCAGAATTTATGCAGAAGTTTTTAGAAGAAATTCTGACTATGGTTCTTAATGGTTCTGAAGAAAAAGAAGTACTAGAACGCATCAGTGAATTCCGTACAGAATTTAAAGCTCGTCCAGGATGGGAGAAGGGTAGTCCCAAACGTGCTAATAACATTACTGACTATCAAGAAAAAGAACGCAAGGCAGGCAAAGCAAATATGCCGGGACATGTTCGCGCCAGCATTAACTGGAATACATTAAAGAGATTGAATTCGGACAAGTACTCAATGGGTATTGTTGACGGTATGAAAGTTATTGTTTGTAAGCTAAAAGATAATCCGTTAGGGTATACGTCTGTAGCTTACCCCACCGACGAACTTCGATTACCTAAATGGTTTCAAGAATTACCATTTGATCATAGTGAAATGGAAGCTACTATTATCAATAATAAATTAGACAACCTCATAGGGGTATTAGAGTGGGACTTAGAATCCACTACTCAAGAGAACACATTCAATTCATTATTCAGCTTTGAATGAAAAATTGTTTGACATTAATCATTTTTCTAAATAAACTAAACAAAAGGAACAAATCATGAAAGATATTTTACAAGACATCGTTAGCCATACACATAATCTTGGCTTTTTAAATATTGTTAAAGTTACTGGTACTGATACAAAAACCAGTATAGATTCAATGGCAGATGACAGGTCTGTTATTATGACAGCAGAAACTGCAAATCCGTATCCGGAAATGGTTGGTGTTTTTGGCATGCCACAATTAAACAAATTAAAATATCTTCTCGACGGAGGAGAATATAAAGAAAACGCCAAAATTGATATTGTCACGTCAACTAGGAATGGTGATGTAATACCAGTTGGTATTCATTTTGAAAACAAAGATGGTGACTTTAAAAATGATTATAAGTTCATGAACACTGAGATCATTAATGAAAAATTAAAGGCATATAAGTTCAAAGGTGTTAAATGGGACGTTGAAGTTAGTCCTAGCTTGCAATCCGTTCAACGATTTAGCTTTCAAGCAGGTGCAAATTCTGAGCATACAACTTTTATTGCTAAGACAGATAACGGTAGTTTAAAGTTTACGTTCGGAGATGCTAGTTCACACGGGGGTGAATTTGTTTTTGCAACTAATATCACAGGCAACCTAAATAAAGCGTGGGCATGGCCAGTTGCAAGTGTTCTCAGCATTTTAAAATCTTCAGATGCAAATAATACCAAAGTAAGTTTTAGTAATGAAGGTGCAATGATGATTACCTTAGATAGTGGCCTAGCAGTTTACAAATATATTATTCCGGCACAAGCATGATAAAAGGGTTAATGGGATCTAATGGTATTGAAGTATCAGGAGGGAATACATCCCTTCAATATGTTAACCAGAATACCAATAACCCCATGCAAGGGATGATTCGTATTTGGGGAACAGATATGCAGGTATTCGATGGAACTAGCTGGCAAAATATAGCAACTAGTTATGCCACCGTTCAACTCGATAACAATAGTCGCCTGTTACTAGAGTGGGTTAAGAACAAGAAACTTGAAGAAGAATCTTTAGCAACTTTACCAACAGATCATCCTTCTGTTAAAGCCGCTAAAGAAAACCTAAATAAAGCCAAGCTAGAAGTAAAAAGACTAGAAGAACAATTAAAAATAACAGAGATATTAATTCATGAAGAAACCACCAATTAACCTAACACCTTTACAAAAAGACTATGCTGTCTATTTGCCAGCTATTAGTAGTTTTTATAGCACTTATGTTGCTAAACAGCGACTAGAAGAATTTGTACCTAAAGATCGTATTCCTCAAGAATTTGATCGAGGAATTGAAGGTATGAACTTTTTAAATCCAGAAGAAGGATATTTCACATACAAGTACGGTCTATACTCTGCAGGTCACGCACAGTTAGACTTGAATAAGAGTCTAACACAAGAATCAATGATTCAACAACGTGACCGCAACAATACAATGATCTTAGGTGACTCCGGCGGATACCAGATTGGTAAAGGCGTTCTTAAGTTTGACTGGTTAAACTTCGAAGGTGCAGAAGCTAACAAGACTCGTCAAAAGATTTTAGAATGGCTTGAACTAACTGCTGACTGGTCAATGATGTTAGACGTTCCTACTTGGGCCTGTGATCATATTCATAGTCCTAAAACAGGTTTGAAAACATTCGAAGATTGCTTAGATAAAACACGTTTCAATAACGATTATTTCTTAAAGAATCGATTAGGTCAAACCAAGTGGCTCAATGTACTACAAGGCAGTGATTGGGATACTGCCGAACAGTGGTATCAGGGTGTTAAAGAGTTTAGTGATCCTAAAGGTCCTTATGCCGGCCAAGAAGCAGAAGGTTGGGCCTTTGGTGGTGCTAATATGTGTAAAATGGATATTACACTCAAGCGTCTAATGACCTTGCGTGAAGATGGTTTGCTGAAAGGCAAAAATTGGATCCACTTCCTGGGTACTGCTCAGTTAGATTGGTCGTGCTACTTAACTTTAATTCAACGGGAAATTAGGAAACATATCAATGAAGAAATTACCATATCTTTTGACTGCGCCTCGCCATTTATCGCAACAGCCCACGGACTTGTCTACACCAATGCAGTCCACACTCCCAAAAGGTGGAGCGTTATTATGGACAAGGCACCAGATAACAAAGCACTTGCAAAGTCCGACATCCCGTTTCCCTTCGAAAGCGAAATCGGCCGCAGATTAACCTTAGGTGATATTTGTCATTATGCTCCAGGTATGTTAAACAAGATTGGTAAAGAAGGTAAAACTTCATGGGATAGTTTTGCCTATGCTCTAATGATGGGTCATAATGTTTATTGCCACATTGTTGCTGTACAACGTGCTCAGCAGTTAATGGATATTGAGATTGCTAAAACTAAAGGCAAACTCGATTGGCGTGCTTGGAAAAAAGTTAAATCTCAAGACATGAGCGACGAATATTCCGATTGGGTCCCACGTAATATTTTATATTTTGCCAACTTTATTGAAGACTTATTCAATACTAAAACAAAAGCAGAAGCATTTGATATGATTGAAAAGGCCTTACCATTCTTACGTAGTTTAGAAGGTGCTCGACTACAAGGAGGTCCTGCTCAAAATAAATTTACATCATTGTTTGAAATTGAAGAAGTCACTCATCAAGATGAGATTGATTTAGCCAATCCAGACGACGATGAGCTCAGAAATCTTGAAGAAAGCTTGACATTAACATAATTTTATTATAAAATAATATCATGAAACGAGATTATTCATCAGGAACATCGGACAGTATTAACTTCTTTATTGGTAACGAAGTTGAACATACTCCCGCATTTGGAATGCGTACATTATTTGTAACCGGTGTTCAAAATGAACAGGTTATTGAACATATTCTAACCGAAGAAAACTCGTATGTTGATACGTCAAAGCATATTAAACATATTTTCTTTGGCGCTAATCACAGTTTTAATCCTCAGTCATATGAAGAACATAAAGCCTGGGAAGATATGATATTTCATTTCCTAGACAAGAGCTATCTATGTAGCCTAGATATTCCTATGAATCAAGTAGAAGAATTTCACGAAAGCGGGTACTGCGAGTACGATAATTTTATTCCGCAAATTCGTGTGCCGATTCCTTACATTCGTTTATGGAATTATAATACAATGCTTAAAATCGATGACCGAGATTTTAAGGCAACCAATCCCGGTGTGTGGTCCCACAGTCTACACACACTAATGGATCGTAGTAAGTTCACAGACTGGAATCAATACAAAAACGATGAGATTGTAAAATGAAAGAAATAACCATTAAAGATTCTCCAGGTTTTCAACTTCGTGTTAAAAAATGGGAATGTTTAAAACCTAACGGGTTATATGCAATTCAATTCATACAATGTACTAAAGACAAAGATGGTAACATTGATGGTCAATCGACCTATGAATTTTTTATGGACAATAAAGAAATGGCGCAACTGGCAGGAGCATTAGTCGAATGATTATTAAACAAGATGTTCGTCCAAACAAAATGATCTGGGTTACTTTTCGTAAAGAAGGCATCCATAAGTATCCCGCGGCACTAACCGATTCTAATCTAGCAACTGGAGATGAGTATGATGTTTCGTTTCTTGGTTATCCTCACCGCCACATCTTTCATTTCAGGGTGTGGATTAATGTTGTACACAATGATCGCGACATCGAATTCATCCAGTTCAAACGATGGCTCGAAAACCTCTACGCAAGTGGAACAATCCAGCTCGACTACAAAAGTTGCGAAATGATGAGTGACGAACTCCACACTCATATTTCACAAAAGTATCCCGACCGCGAGGTTTGGATTGAGATCTCCGAAGACGGAGAAAATGGTAGTTTTATCAAGTATTAATCTTTTATAATTAAAGGACAGTTTATATAATGGCAATTCCTGCTCATATTCAAAAGACCCTTCGTATGAAGCCAGAAGTAAGTAATATTTTTGACGACCTCGAAGCTTGGTTAGATTATTGCAGATTTAATCTTATTAATTTCGATCCCAAAGATCTTTACAAATCTCAAGAATACAAAGCTTGGCGCAGAGATCGAGATTATAAAGATCGTCGGTATAAGAAAGATTATAAAAAGCAAAAGGATTACAATGGTTAAAAATGTTTTTCTAATTGATTTAGAATCAGTAGAAACACGTTATACTAGCCAATGGAAGAAGCATGTACCCGAACTTCTTAAAAGGGCAGGACATCAAGTTCAAGTTATCTCTGGTCCTGAAGATATTCCTAGTGCCACTACTCCTGGTGCCTTTCTCAATTTTGGTGGGACTAATATCTATAAGTCTCGCCAAGTTGAAGAACTTGGTCGTCTATTTACATCCGGAGCAGTTAAGTCTGGCGATCATTTTTTGTTTACTGATGCTTGGCACCCGGGCATTATAAACTTAAAATATATGAGTGAGTTACTGGGCATCCCAGTAACTACACACGGACTATGGCATGCCGGTAGTTATGATCCCCAAGATTTTTTAGGACGTCTTGTTGGTAATAAACCTTGGGTTAGGCACGCCGAGAAGAGTTTCTTCCATGCGTTTGATCATAACTACTTTGCCACAGATTTTCATATTGGTATGTTCTATACCAATTTGTTAAATGATTATCCTACAGAAAATCCATGGCTGGGAGAACATCTTGAAGAAATCTTAAATGGAGAAGATACAAGATTTGTTCGAACAGGCTGGCCTATGGAATATATGGAAGATACCTTAACTCCATATAAGAACATGCCAAAGCGCGATCTTATATTGTTTCCCCATCGCATTGCTCCAGAAAAACAAGTTGAGATTTTCCGTGACTTAAAAGAACAGTTACCTCAATATGAATTTGTTGTTTGTCAGGATCAACAACTAACAAAGAACGAATATCATAATTTGTTAGGAGAATCAAAAATAGTTTTTAGCTGTAGTCTGCAAGAAACTTTAGGAATTGGCTGTTACGAAGGATCATTAGTAGATGCTATCCCTATGGTTCCAGATCGTTTATCGTACAGCGAAATGTACTATGAAGGATTTAAGTATCCTAGTGATTGGACAAAAGATTGGAATAGTTATTTGACACATAGACAAGAACTTTGTCATCATATCATTGTAACTATGACGCACTATGAGAAAAGACTTCCGCAGTTAAAAAAACAGGCAAACGATTTGACTACACACTTTTTTAGTGCCAATAATATTTTAAGGAATATAAAATAATGGAATCAGGCTCTATTGGCATAATTGGATTAGGCTATGTAGGAAATGCAATTAATCAAAGCATAGATACACATTTGCCGTTTTTTGAAAAAAAAATATTAGACCCTGCAAAGGGTTATAGATTATATTACAGCGATCTTAAAGACTGCATTGGTATTTTTGTCTGTGTGCCTAGTCCTGCCAAAGAAGATGGTTCCTGTGATACAAGCATCTTAGAATCAGTATTAGAAAATTTACATAATGTTTCTTATACAGGTGTAATTATAAGCAAGGTCACGGCTCCTCCCGGAGTATACAAAGAACTTCAAAAAAAATATAAAAATCTAGTTCATGCTCCGGAATTTTTAACAGCGGCCAATGCAGAAAGAGATTACTTTAATGCTAAGTTTGCAATTATTGGGGGAGAAGTTATTGCGTATGTTAGAGAAGCAGAAAGGCTAATAAGATTTACTCAAAGTTCTGTTGAAGAAGTAGTACATTGTTCTATCGAAGAAGCTGCTCTTTCTAAATATATAATTAATTCGTTCTTGGCAACTAAAGTTGTCTTTATGAATGAAATGGAAAATCTTTCCACTAAAATGGGATGTAACTGGTCTAATATAATAGAAGCAGTAACATTAGATAAAAGAATTGGCAATAGCCATATGAAGGTTCCCGGAAGTGACGGAACTTACGGATTTGGTGGAATGTGTTTCCCTAAAGATACTCAAGCTCTTGCAAATCACGCAAAAGAGTATAATATTACTTTAGAAGTTTTAGAAACTGCTATAAAGAAAAATTTGTTATTAAGGTTAAAATAATGGATAGAAAAGCATTAATCAATAAATCACCCCATGAAATGTCAGTAGTAAATTTATCAGCAGGCTCAAGTATGATGGAAGATAAAGGCTATGAAGAAGCATATCTAGCAGATGTTATTCGCTTTAAAATGAAACGTGACAATAAACGTTTTTGGGCAGGCGATAATATCAGTGATTATGTTTCTGAAGAAGATAAAAATAAATTAATTGACGAAGCAACAGAAGCATTTGAAACAGTGCTAGACAGATTACTCATTGATCGAGAAAACGATCCTAACAGCAAAGGCACTGCACGTCGCCTTGCTAAAATGTACTTTAATGAAATAATGGCAGGTAGATATGAACCAAGACCAGATGCAACCGCATTTCCAAATGACTCAAAGGATCGTTACGAAGGTATGTTGGTTGTTCGTAGCGAGCTTCGCAGTATGTGTAGCCATCATCACCAACCCGTTACTGGCGTTGCTTATATTGGTGTTATTGCGGCTGAGAAACTCATCGGACTTAGTAAGTATACAAGGATCGCTCAGTGGTGTGCCCGTCGAGGTACTCTCCAGGAGGAACTTGCTAATGACATTGCTAGGGAAATCCAAAAAGCTACAGGAGCCACAGACCTAGGTGTTTATATTCAAGCAACGCATGGGTGCTGTGAGAATCGAGGCATCATGGCACATTCTAGTTTAACGCAAACTACAGTTCTTAAAGGGTCGTTTCACTATGATCCAGGAACTAAAAAAGAGTTCATGGATAATATTAAACTTCAACAAGAATTTGCCCCGAGGTAATTATGATCACACTATCCGAAGCATATAGTATTATTCAAGATATTAATGAAAATTCTCACAGTCAAGCTTGGGATATTTGGGTACAAGCCGACGAGCTAATGGAATCAGACGACGAGGCTGATTGGGACATTGCCGAAGAAATTCGTGATCAAGCATCTCAAAATCAAGCGGAGTATTTTCGAGAAGAGTTTGATTCTCTTGACAAAGAAACTAAAGATGCTATTCTAAATTACGTAGAAACAGACGAGTCTTTCAAAGATGAATTTATTACGTACTACGGAGAAAATGATTTCGAAAATAATTTTAATTAAGGAACAACCATTATGGCAATTTGGAAAATTACTAATGCAACTAAAAAGAATGCAGTAGAACGACAATTTTGGACCAAGGACGGTGTAACTGTTATCAAAGACGAAGGCTTCCGCTGGGGGACATGGACCTGCGAAAGTGATGAACGACCAGATATTGATCTTGATAATCCCGACGGTTACGAATTATTTTCTACAGACTATGACTGGGAAATGGAAGATATGAATGACGGCTGTTGGGTCGAATGGACATTTCCAGAGGATATGCCCGAAGAAGAACGCGAACGTATACAAGCTCTTTGGGAAGAAGATTGGTATGAAGGCATGGAAGGTGACGGTTGGTACAATGATGACACCGAACATTGGATCTACGGTCCTATTCAAATTACCAACGAAGAAACTGGCGAAGAATACACAGGACAAGATTAAATTAAGGAATCTAAAATGAATCTCTTTTTATCGTTGTTAGAAAAGATTGATAGAAAACGTATTATACTTGATAGAGTCAGTGAAGAACCATATCTTGAAAGATACTATCTATTTTTAAAAGATAGAAAGAAATTTCCATTTAATATATTCTTACATAAATTTTTAAAAAGTGACCCCGATGATGTGCATGATCATCCATGGCCTTACGCTACACTTATTTTGAAAGGTGGATACTATGAATGGGTTCCGGAATTTGATTCAGCAGGACGAAAAATCGGAGAGATTAGGCATTGGAGAAGGCCTGGTCATTTTAGGACTTGTAGTGCTACTAGCTATCATCGTATAGAATTAGATCCTAATATAACTTGTTGGACACTTTTTATGCCAGGACCTCAAAAACGTGATTGGGGATTTTTAGTGAAAAACAAATGGATTAAACACGATCAATATCTTGCAGAAAAGGCTGCTAAATGAAAAAACTTATTATCAAGGATCAACTGTTTAAAGGACTGGTACAAGATCTTTGTCGACAGATTTCAAACTCTAATTGGCGACCAGATTACGTTGTAGGAATTACAAGAGGTGGACTAATTCCTGCTGTTATGATTAGTCATTATTTTAAAATTCCTATGAAATCATTAGACGTAAGTCTTAGAGATGGGGGAGATCTAGAAAGCAATTGCGGTATGGCCGAAGATGCCTTAGGTTATCCAAAAAATGAAATTCATGTAGAAGATGAAAATAATATCGGTAGTGTGTTAGATGCAGCCAGTAGTTTATTAGAAGAAGGTGAAAATTTTAAAAACATTCTTTTAGTAGACGACATTAACGATTCGGGTGCAACATTTAACTGGATTATGAATGACTGGAAAACAAGTTGCTTACCTAATGATCCTGATTGGGAACATGTTTGGAATAATAATGTTAGGTTTGCAGTAGTAGTTGATAACCTGGGCAGTAAATGTAATGTAAAGATGGACTTTGTAGGATTAGAAATTAATAAATCCGAAGAAGATGTTTGGGTAGATTTCCCTTACGAAACATGGTGGAAATAAATGAGAATCGAAGACGAAATCAAATTAGATTTTAAGGATGTATTAATTCGCCCCAAGCGTAGTACATTATCAAGTCGCAAAGAAGTTGACCTTGTAAGATTTTTTAAATTTAAACATAGCAAATATGAATACGAAGGTATTCCTATCATGGCCGCTAATATGGACGGTGTTGGTACTATAAACATGGCCATCGAACTAAAGAAACATAGGCTATTCACTTGCTTGATAAAATCATACAATACAGATATAGAAAACTTTACAGATCTTAGGGTTGGTAGAGACAATTATGCCATCAGCACAGGAACCAGTGAAAAAGAATTTCAAAACTTAAAGGCTGCAATAACAGGATTAGGTGCTCAGTTTATCTGTATTGATGTAGCCAATGGATATAGCGAACATTTTGGTGATTTTGTTGAGCGTGTTAGAGAACATTTTCCGGACAAGACTATCATTGCAGGTAATGTTGTTACCGGAGACATGACACAGGAGTTAATCTTACGTGGAGCAGATATTATTAAAGTTGGAATTGGTCCTGGAAGTGTTTGCACGACTCGTATTCAAACTGGCGTTGGCTATCCTCAGCTTAGTGCTATTATTGAGTGCGCTGATGCTGCTCACGGTCTTGGTGGACATATTATTGCCGATGGAGGATGCACCTGTCCCGGAGACATTGCTAAAGCATTTGGCGCTGGCGCAGACTTTGTAATGCTAGGTGGTATGTTTGCCGGGCACGACGAAGGTGGTGGTACAGTTGTCGAAGAGCCTGGGCAGAATCCTAAAGTTATATTTTATGGAATGAGCTCCGATACTGCTATGACAAAACATCACGGGGGTGTAGCAGAATATCGTAGTAGCGAAGGACGAACAGTAGAAGTTCCTTATAGAGGTCCTGTACGAAATACTGTATTAGATATCCTAGGTGGATTACGCAGTACCTGCACTTATGTTGGTGCCCAAGAACTAAAACACCTTAGTAAGTGTACTACTTTTGTCAAGGTTAATAGACAAATAAATGAGGTATTTTTAAAATGAATTCATCAAACGTTCAAGAAATATTAGACATACTCCAAGAAGAATGTGGAGAACTTATTGTCTCTGCAAGCAAGGTTCGTAGATTTGGATTAGATAATAGTTATAAAAATGGCGGAACACAGCGTGAACACTTGACTCAAGAAGCAGGAGATGTTATGCTTATGATAGATCTATTAGTAGAAAATGGTGTATTCACTAGAGAATCATTAGAATCTGCTAAAGTAAAAAAATCAGACAAATTAAAAATATGGTCAAAAATTTATGAGTAAACTAAAAGTCAGTGAACTATTTTATAGTGTGCAAGGTGAAGGAAGATATATGGGTGTTCCTTCAATCTTTCTACGAACCTTTGGATGTAATTTTACCTGCGATGGTTTCGGAATGCCAAGAGGAGAAAAATCAAATGAACGACACATTGTTGCAAGCAGTATTGAAAAATATAAACAATATAGAGATCTACCTCTTGTTCATACCGGTTGCGATTCTTATGCTAGTTGGGATCCTAGGTTCAAAGACCTTTCACCGCTACTTACAACAGACAGCGTTGCGGAGGCAATCGTTGAACTCCTCCCATATAAGAAATGGACACGAGAACATTTAGTAATTACTGGTGGAGAACCGTTACTTGGATGGCAAAAAGCCTACCCTGCGTTACTCGATCATCCTAAGATGGATACACTCAAAGAAATTACTTTTGAAACAAATGGTACAATGCGCCTAACAAAAGATTTTAAAAAGTATCTAGAGGAATGGAAATGGAGACATGAAGGATTTATTGATAGAGAAATTACTTTCAGCGTTAGTGCAAAACTTCCAGTCAGCGGTGAACCGTGGGAAGATGCAATTAAACCTAATGTTGTCTGTGATTACCAAAACGTCGGCTGGACTTATCTAAAATTTGTTGTTGCATCAGAGCAAGATATCGAAGATGCTCTTCGAGCAGTTGACGAATATCGTAGTGCTGGATTTGAAGGCGAAGTCTATATGATGCCCGTGGGAGGTGTCGAAAGTGTCTACAGCCTAAATAATAAGAATGTAGCATTGGCCTGTATGAAATACGGTCTAAGATATAGTGATAGACTTCAAGTTCCTTTGTTTAAAAATGAATGGGGAACCTAATATGAAAAATTTAATAAAGAAACTATTTGGTATAGATGAGATGGAAAAAACTCTAGCCGAAACTCAAAAAAAGTTTGAGGAGGTAGAGCATGCCAAAAAAGAAGTTGAAGGCAAATTAGAAAAAATTAATACAACAGCCTCGTCGCCTTTATCCAAAGAAGAAGCTACAAAAAATCAAGAACCTTGGGTAGCTGTATTAGATACTAAAATAAACAAAGATAATGTCAGGAATGGCTTCTTTGAGCTTGACTGGAATGAGTATTTTATTGTACAATTAAAGTTAGCAGGATATTCTGGTTCATCTGAAGAACAAATTGTCGATCAATGGTTCCAAGATTTATGCCGTAATATTGGTGCAGAACAAGGGGTTGATATGGAAAGACGAGGATCTGGATATATCAATGTTAATAATATCGGTAACGGAAAATCAGAGATAAGTTAATGACTTATATTTTAGTAGATACGGCTAATACTTTCTTTAGAGCTAGGCATGTTATCAGAGGTAACGCTGAAGAAAAAGTAGGCATGGCCATGCATATAACACTTAACTCAATTAAAAAAGCATGGAAAGATTTTAACGGCAGTCATGTTATCTTCGCCTTAGAAGGTCGAAGCTGGCGAAAAGATCATTATGCACCATATAAACGTAACCGGTCCGAAGCTCGTGCGGCACTAAGCCCAAGAGAACAAGAAGAAGATAAACTTTTTTGGGAAACCTTTGATCAATTCAAAGAATTTGTTAGTACCAAAACTAATTGCACTGTTCTTCATAATCCTGTATTAGAAGCAGACGATTTAATTGCCGGCTGGATTGCTAAACATCCCAACGACAATCATGTGATCATTTCCACAGACGGCGACTTTGCCCAGCTTATTGCGCCCAATGTTAAACAATACAATGGTGTTTCTGGTATCACTACTACCCACGAAGGCTATTTTGATGAAAAGGGCAAGGCTGTTTTAGATCAAAAGACTAAAGAAGTTAAACCGGCTCCTAATCCAGAATGGTTGTTATTTGAAAAATGTATGCGAGGCGACACCTCCGATAATATCTTTAGTGCATATCCAGGTGTAAGAACTAAAGGTACTAAGAATAAAGTAGGCCTACAGGAAGCATTTGATGATAGAAACAACAAAGGCTGGGCTTGGAATAATCTCATGTTACAAAGATGGGTAGACCACGAAGGTCAAGAGCACAGAGTAAAAGAATGTTATGAAAGAAACAAACTTCTCTGTGACCTTACTCTACAACCAGAAAATATTAAATTAGAAATTAATAGAACAATCGACGAAGCTATTTCTTCTGCTAAGAATATTAGCCAGGTCGGAATTCGTCTATTAAAATTTTGCTCAGAATATGATTTAGTTAAGATCAGTGACAATGTGCAAAATTATGCAGAACCATTAAATGCGAGGTATATTCTATGAGTGCTATAGCAAAAATTTTAGTACCAAACAAAACATGGCTTGTAGAAGATGGGGGCAAGAAGGTGGGAACTTTAAACAAAGAAAAGAAAGGATATACTTTTCTTGTCAGAGGTCAAAAGATAGAAATTAAAAAATCTGATATAAGCCAAACACTAGGTATAACTTTACCAGAATCTTCAATCATTAAAACGGCCAAAGAAGCATCTTTAGATCATAACGTTTATGATTTCCCTTGTTCAAGCCGGCCACATAACCCTGTTTACAATATTAAAAAGAAATTACCTATCTATTCCAAGAGTTTAAAGAGTAAAAGCCTTTACTGTGCAGGTTATTACATTATTAAATTTAGAAAAGGATGGGTTAAAAGCTATTGTCCTAAGTTAATTACCTTAGAAAGGTATCCTTATCAAGGACCTTTTAAAACAGAAGAACAAATGAAGAATGCTCTAAATAACACGAGTAAAGAAAAATGAACAATATTAACACAGGACCAATAGAAAACTTTCTAGAAAAGGCAAGAATTGCCAGTAAAAACGGTTCTAAAACGTTGATTCTTGACGTAAAAGAAGCGCAAATACTTTCAGAATGCCTAAGTGTTGTAATGACTAGATTAGTAAGCAAATTATCAACGGAAATAGAAAACAAACCAGATAACGTTCAGATTACTGTAAAAATGGATGGCGGAAATCTATAAAATACTAATAAATATGTACGTAGAGAATTGGAGCGTACATATATGTCAAGGCCTAAACCAAAAGTTCTTCTAGAACTTACAAATAAGAAAACATACAAAACCGAACAGGTTCTAGAAGCCGAAGCCATTTGGGCTGTATTTTATAAGAACAAACCGGTTAATCTTAAGACTACCAGTATAGTGGCTCAACAAATTGGCCCTAAATACAAAAAGGTTAGTTTCTCAAACAGTGGACATGCCTTTAATTTGGCAGAAAAACTTAATAAAATTTTTGGATGTGAGGATTTTTCCGTAGTAAAACTTACCAGCGGGGAAGCTGTTAAAGACGATGGATCAAAAAATTCAGCTAACTAAGACCTTTTTAGATCAATTAGGCATAGAAACAACAACTAAAAATATATCAGATTGGCATCACCTTTGGTGGCAAAATCCTAGAAAAAATAAAAACTACGGTTTCCGTTTAACAAAAAGAGGTTTAGAAGATTTTGAATCCAAAATTGGACTAAAGTCTTATAAAATAACCTTTCCACAGCCCTTAGCAACAATATCTAGCCAATTTATACTTAGGTTAGACAAATTCATAGACAGCCCATTTTACCTAGATAATAGGTATATCAAAGTATTCAAAGAAAGAGTAGCCATAGAGCTAATACTTTTTGGAGGAGATCTTCCAAAATATCTAGAATCTAAGCATCTGTCGCTAAAAAACAACAAATAAATCATTGACTTTGCCTGCAAGTGACCGTATAATAATAGAACACTAACACTTTTTAAGAGGCAAAGATGGCAGAAAAAATTAGTTCAAACCGCACTGTTAGCCCTAACGAAGCTAAGGCTGCTCTGCGTAAATGTATCAAAATTAAGCGACCCGTTTTTATGTGGGGTCCTCCGGGTATTGGCAAGAGTGATATTGTAAAACAGATCGGTGACGAGCAAGAACGCGAAGTCATTGACGTGCGTTTGAGTCTTTGGGAACCCACTGACATCAAAGGTATTCCTTATTACAATAGCCAAGCTAATACTATGAGCTGGGCGCCTCCGGCAGAATTGCCCACTGATCCAGATAGCACCGCTATTTTGTTCTTGGATGAATTGAATTCTGCGGCTCCTGCAACCCAGGCAGCGGCATATCAATTGGTATTGAACCGCCGTGTTGGTACTTATGTACTTCCAAAAGGTGTTAGCATTGTTGCCGCAGGTAACCGTGAAACTGACAAAGGTGTTACTTATCGTATGCCTGCTCCGTTGGCTAACCGTTTCTTGCATTTGGAACTCCGCACTGACTTTGAGGATTGGTTGCAATGGGCTACCAATAACAAAGTTCACGAGCAGGTTGTTGGTTATGTTGGCTTTGCCAAGCAAGACCTATATGACTTTGATCCAAAGTCTGCTAGCCGCTCGTTTGCCACTCCCCGTTCTTGGAGTTTCGTTAGTGAACTTCTCCAAGATGAAGACTTGCCAGAAAACACTTTAACTGATTTGGTTGCAGGTGCTGTTGGTGAAGGTCTTGCTGTTAAGTTTATGGCTCACCGTAAGGTTGCCAAGCAGATGCCCAACCCTACTGAGATCCTTTCGGGTAAGGTTGATAAATGTAATATTAAAGAAATCTCTGCTATGTACTCTCTAACTATTAGCCTTTGCTATGAGCTTCAAGAGGCAGATAAGAAGAAAGTTAAAGGTTGGGACGACATGGCTGATAACTTCTTTAAGTTTATGATGGATAATTTCCCAACTGAGTTGGTAGTTATGGGTGCCAAAGTGGCTCTTACTAATTACAATCTTCCGTTTGATGCTAGCAAGCTCAAACACTTTGATAAGTTCCATGACAAGTATGGAAAATACATTATCCAAGCAATGGAGGGATAAAATTGGGCCCATTAGGGCCCTTTTTTACTTGCAAAAATACAATTTTGAGTATATAATTATACAATAATTGAAAGGATAGATATGACTTCCGTAATGAAAACCGAAAAAATTCGTAAGCCTACTAAGACTAAGAACTTTAGCGAAAATGAAAAGAACAAAATCCTTGATAAATTGATTACTGCCCGAGTCGGTTTGTTGTTGCGTCATCCTTTCTTTGGCAACCTTGCTACTCGTATGAAGCTGGTAGAAGCCAGTGACTGGTGTGCTACTTTGGCTACCGATGGTCGTAATTTTTATTACAATCTAGAATTTGTAGATAAGCTCAAACCCAAAGAAGCAGAATTTGGATTTGCACATGAAGTTCTTCATAATGTATTTGATCACCTAGGTCGACGTGATGGACGAGATCCTCAAATTTCTAACATTGCCGCAGACTTTGCTGTCAACCAAATTCTAAAAGATGAAAAAATTGGAGAAGTGCCTACCTGGATTAAAATTTTCCAAGATAACAAATATCGTGGTTGGAGTTATGAGCAAATCTATCAGGACCTATATGATAAGTGTGAAAAAATTGATATCTCTAAACTAGGAGAGCTCCTAGACGAGCACCTTGATGACGAAGATGGCAACGGTGACGACGGCGACGGAGAGGAAATAGATGGCAGCGGTAAGGGCCGGCCTCGTATCAGCCCAGAGGAGCGTAAAAAGATCCGTGACGAGATCAAAGAGGCTATGATTGCCGCGGCACAGAGTGCCGGTGCAGGCAAGGTTCCAGCAGGTGTAGCCCGAATGATTCAAAATCTTACTGAGCCTAAGATGGATTGGCGTCAACTGTTACGCATGAATATTCAAAGTATTCTTAAAAGTAACTTTAGCTTTACCCGTCCTAATCGTAAAAGTCAACATTGCGGTGCTGTACTTCCAGGTATGCTCAACGACGAAACCATCGATGTTAGCGTTGCAATTGACATGAGTGGTAGTATTTCGGATGCTCAGGCCAACGATTTTATCAGCGAAGTTAAAGGCATCATGGATGAGTATGTTGACTTTAAGCTAGATATCTGGTGCTTTGATACCAATGTATACAATTATGCTCAATTTACTGGCGATAATGCCGACGAAATCCTTGAATATAAAGTAGCAGGAGGTGGCGGTACCGACTTTGAAGCTAATTGGACGTTTATGAAAGATCAAGGCATTGAGCCCAAAAAGTTTATTATGTTTACTGATGGCTACCCTTGCGGTAGCTGGGGAGATGAAGAATACTGTGATACACTATTTGTAATTCACGGAAATGACAGTATCATTTCTCCATTCGGTCAAACTGCATATTATAAATAATATAGGTATATAATGGCATTAAGCAGAGGTAGTATCAATCCACTTAACTTACTAGGAGTAAGAAAATTAGGATTTACTCCTCCGCATTTTGCCAAAACTTATATTGACAACATCGGTGAAATGACAAATATAGATAATTGGATTTATCAAAATTTAAATAGCCGATATTGTCTAAAGAAAACTTATATTGTAAGCTCTAACAACAAAATGATAGAAGCCTGCGAGATAGGCATCGAAGATCCTAAAGAGCTAACGATGCTAAGTTTAGGATGTCCATTTATACATAAGAAATAGGAGAATTATAAATGTCAAACGAAGAAGTACAAGGTATTCAAGGCGAACAGGCAGCACCTTCGCCCGAATTAACTGTCACTGACTTGCAAAATATTAGAGCTATCATCGACGCGGCTTCAAGACGAGGAGCGTTCGGTGCTAGCGAAATGGCCGCAGTTGGCACTGTCTATAATAAATTAGATTCCTTTCTAAATGCCGTTGTACCGCAACAGACAGCTGAACAACAATCAAACGGCGTTTAAAAGGAGAATGGTATGAAACACGTTGGTAAAATGAAAAATAACTCGGCTAGAGTCGCTATTGTTTATAGAACTCTACCTGGTGATCCTTATAGCTCATTGGTTATAGGAACAAACGGTCTAGTGGATAGTTATCATGACTCTCTCATGGCTGTTATCGAAAGCGATATGGGGCAGCAAACAAACGAACTTGCAGACATTCTTTCTGTGAGGCGTTTCCCGGATGGTTCCAATATGTTGGGTTATCTTCATACCAACGGTCATCTAGTTAAAGTTCCAACTAATATGGTTCTTGTTACTCCAGATAACAAAACATCTATACCGTTGAATGAATTGAACGAACTTATTGCTAAACAGAAGAATGTATCCTTAGAAGAACTAGCAGTCACAGACGGGTCTCAAAAGAAAGCTCCGGCCAAGGAAGTAGTAACCGAAGCTGTTCCGGAAGTTGATACAAGTCCTAAAATCAATGACGGCGGATTTGAATTAAGTGCTTCCGAAATGCGATCAAGAGCTGATGCATTATTCAAACAAGCTCAACAACTTCGTAAGCAAGCAGACGAAATTGATCCTCCAAAAAAGAAAACTACAAAGGCTAAAGAAGCAGTTGAATGATTAACTGTATCGTAGCAGTAGATCGTAACCAGGGCATAGGGTTTAAAGGTTCTATGCCCTGGCCTCGCCTCTCAGGTGACCTTAAGTGGTTCAAAGAAAAAACCACAGATCAAATTGTAATTATGGGGCGCAAGACTTGGGATAGTATAGGATCAAAGCCGTTACCTAATCGCATTAATTTAGTGTTAAGTAGAAATAAAATTGAAGGATGCAATTCTTCTTCAGATGACACAGATTGGCTTTTAGGATATTGCAAAATGTTCTATCCATATAAAGAAATTTATATCATAGGTGGTGGTGTAGTTTATCAACATTATTTAGATATTGTAGATAGATTTTATGTTACCGAAATTGATGCTGACTATAATTGCGATTCATTTTTTGACTATAATTATGTCAAAGAAAACTTTACAAAAGTTATAGAACATGCTAAATTTAATGATCCCATACCTTATACAATAAAAGAATATAACCCATGAGCAATTCAGAAAAACAATACCTCAGTTTGTTAAAAGATATTTTAGATACCGGAGAAGTTAAAACAAATAGAACAGGTATCTATACTCTAAGCAAATTTGCCGCACAGATGAGATTTGATTTATCTCAAGGCTTTCCGGCCATTACTACTAAAAAGTTAGCTTGGAAGAGCGTAGTTAGCGAACTATTATGGTTTATCGAAGGCAGCGGTGACGAACGTAGATTAAAAGAAATATTACACGGCGACGCCAATACAGACAAAAAAACTATTTGGACAGATAATGCCCAATCAAAATATTGGATAGACACTAAACTAAAAAAACATCACGCCGATTTAGGTCGTATATACGGAGTCCAATGGAGACAATGGCGTGCTCCTGTATTCGGTGTCAATAAGATGGGTGTAAGACACATCGATCAATTGCAGATTTTAATAAATGGTTTAAAAGAAGATCCTAATGGTCGCCGACACATTATAACTGCATGGAATCCTGGAGAATTGCATTTAATGGCACTTCCGCCTTGCCACATGATGGCTCAGTTTTATGTTAGCAAAAATAAAAAATTACACTGCCATATGTATCAAAGAAGCGCCGATATGTTTTTAGGTGTTCCATTCAACATTGCTTCATATGCATTGTTTACTCATATGATTGCACAGGTCTGCGATTTAGAACCAGGTGAACTAGTGATTAGTTTTGGAGACGTTCATATCTATGAAAATCATATTGAACAAGTAAAAGCTCAATTAACTAGAGAGCCCTACGCTTTACCTAAATTAAATTTAAACAGCAATATTAAAGATATTACAAAATTTACCATGAAGGACATTGAACTTACAGATTATCAATGTCACGAAGCGATTAAAGCCGACATGGCTGTTTAAACTTTTACTTCGATAAGACCGTCTACGCCTTCAAAATCTTCTAAAGCGATACCAATGATTGCTCTAGCATCATCTCCTGCTTTAAAGGATTCGGCATAACCTGCTCTTTCGCTTGATACCAGGTGATCACCTTTGGAAATTTTTCCAGTTACTTTGCAGGGAACCCGACCTTTTAGAGCAATGTAAGGGTGTGTCCAATCATCTCCTGCACTACTATTCATTTTAAATGCAGGATTCTTACTTACTATACCAGCCACTTTTACATCTGCTCTATTTTTAGTTATTGTAACTTCTTTAGAGCCCCCGACAACTAATACGGTTCCGAAGTCATACAATGAATCACTTTCGTATCTTTCTGCTAAGTCAGCAAAAGTTGCCTGTAGAGTTGATCCTGCAATAAGTGACCAAGCACCTTCGATAGTACCCGGAGTCGAAGGAGAACCTGTGCTTATCTTATTTAGGTTTAATAACTGAGTAATATTACCTGCAACAAAGTTAACCTGGCTGCTTAATAGATAATCAGTAGACGGACGTCCGTTTAGTCTAACGCTATCTGCGGCTGTTCCCCAGAAATAGCTTTGCGTGGATGTAGAAACTCCTGTTATAGGATCAGCGCCTTTTAATGTAATACCGTACTTTATTTGACTAAATTCAGTATACAAAGGATCAGTAATATCAACGTTAAAAGCATTAGGAGATATTACACCGATTGTAGCTTCTCCGATTGATAGTTTGATTATGTCATAAGGAACGTTGGTACTAGAAAGTACATTACTAGTAGCCGCGCCCCCAGTAGTAGATCCTCCAGAACTACCCGAAGTTCCACTACCTCCCCCTGGACCAATTAATATTAATTCATTTAAATTTTTTATGTAAAGTTTTTGTCCTGCGGCATCAAACCATAAATCTCCATTATTAAGATCTGACGGTTGAGTAGTAGATACTGTTGTAGTTAATAATGTTTTAAACTGAATTCCGTCATACAATTTTAATTTTTTTGCTGACGTGTCATACCATAACTGTCCTGCAAGTGGTTTAGACGGAGCAGAATTATTAGCAAAATTTTCTAAAAGCTTCACTAAATTATCATTAACCACCTGCCCGTATCCTGCATAATTTCTTCCCACTAAAGAAAGATCAGTGGTCAAATTTAGCGTACCATCATCTACGGTAGTTAATTTTAATCCATTTGTTTTATATAATGTATAAGGCATTCATCGGCTCCGTTTATAATATTTACCGGTTAAATTATTTTCATAATGAACGCCAAAGCATAGTAAGGATTCAATATATCAACAGAAGCATTGCCTGTAGCACTAGTTGTTCCGCCAAAGCTATGTGTGTGACTACCGGATTGTCCGCCAGTAGTAAACGTATGATTATGATTTCCTGCTGTAGTAGTGTCCCAAACTTGTCCTGCTCCGCCACCTACAGATCGTGCATCGTAATTAAATGCACCTCTAGAATTACTAGTCCATCCGGCAACACCGTTAGCAAAGGCCAATTGATCGTCGCCTGGCATACCGTGGTTATGATTACCGGCACTAGCTGTTACTCCGCTATGAGAGTGGTCTGCGCTTTCAACAGAACTATTTCCACTAAATCCATGCGTATGAGCTACTACAGTAGTTATAGATCTAGCCCCCCCAGTGTTTCCAGGTGCAAAATCATTGCCGGCGCCAACTATAAATCTATCTCTCAAATCAGGAGTAACTACACCGTTAACTGTTTGACCGTTACATAAAGCCCATCCAGAAGGAATGTTAGCAATGACTCCATACCACATTAAAATACTTCCCAAAGGTATAACACTATGAACAAAAGCTGTGGTAGCTGTAGCCGTAGAATTATTATCAACCGATTGGGTAGTTGTAGATGTAAAAGGACCCATGGATCTAAAACCACTGGCGGTCCTTACATACATCTGTTCATTTGATTTGTTAAACCAAAGTTGTCCCTGAAGTGGATTAACTGGCTCAACTGTTCCGTTAAAATTTTCTAATAATCTAACAAAATTTTCATTTTGAGATTTGCCAAAAGCACTAACATTTTTTCCTATCAACGTCAAGCTAGTCTTCGATACATCTGTTGTACCGTCAGCGAGATCAATTAATAATGTTCCGTCTGATTTTCTTATACTATATGTCATATTATTGTCTCATCAAATATCTCTGTAGAATCTCCAAACTAACGGAGGATCATTAACTACCCTAAATTCTTTAACTGAATATTGAATTGTTGCCGTAGTAGTAACAAACGTACCTGTGGCCGCTACTGCTGTAACTGCTCCACCTGGGGCACTAGTTGGATACAATTGGAATAGAGACGACGTTGTTGCAATATTAATCTGCTGAGGAGGTACAACAATACCGTGACGTTGGCAAAGAACTCTAGCCCTATATCCAACTGGTAAATCGTATTGACTTTCAAAAGGATACAGTGGAGGAATCTGGTTAACTGGCGGAGCTAGTACCATTAGTATATTTGCAATATCAGTATCTGGCAATGCCATGTTTGTAATATCTATGCTTAATACAAATCCCTTTAATTGAGTAACAGCGGCATAATCTTGCAGGTACTGAACAGTTGCAGCGTCTGTAGATTTTGCCGGATAACCTACATTTATTAATCTCTTATTTGTAGCATCTATATTGCCATTAATAGAAGAGTTTAATAATAAGTCAGGGAATGTAGCTGTTGGGTTTGCCCCTAATACTGGAGTAGTTGAAGCTAAGATACCATTAGATAATAAAGTAAACTGATTGTTACTAGAAGTAGTAACTGATCTAACATTATAGTCTCCGTTGTATCCTGCATCAACAACACCTGCTAGTGTAACACTTGTTCCTGTAAATATTAAAGGTGCTGGATTTAATAAAGTAACGGTTATTACTGTACCAGTTGTTGTAGATACTGCTGTTACCTGTGATATCCTTATGCTTTGAGCATTAGTGGTAATTCCAGTGCCTTTAATTACCACGTTACTTGCTGTTAATTCAGCTAGCACACCTACTCTTGTTATATTTGTAGTTGTTACCAAGGCGCCAAGATAGGTCATACCTAGTGTAGGATATCCGGCAATATTATATGTGCTTGAATTACTTAGAAGATCTACATTAATGTTAGATCTCCATGATGAACCTGTATTGGCATACAACCAAGTTTTATCTGTGGTACCTTTTAATATTATGCCGCCGCCGTCTACCTGAGAATCAGTAAATGATGTGGCACTGGATGCAAGTTCAATTGCCTTATCTGTAATTTGAACAATATTAGAATTAACAATAGTAGTTGTGCCAAGAAACTCAACTCGTCCTGTAACCTGCAGATTACCTGTTATTCTTGTATCTCCTGCTACATCTAAATTGAAAACAGGATTTACTAAATTAATACCAATTTTATTTCCTACTAGACATAGAAGATCGTTATCGCCAATGCCACGAACTTGTCTAAACACTAGTTTTTGATCTACGTTAACACTTTTAATAAATGAAGTTCTAGAACCGCCCGAACCAGAAGCAAAAATTTGAAGATCGGGGGATCCTCCTGGTTGTCCAGGGTTGCTACCTATGAATAACCCGCCTTCGTCAACTGCGGTTGCTGTGGGCCAAGAATAAGCACTGCCACTCTTGACTCCTTTTCTTGTATCGTTTTTAATCCAAATTGCACTGTCTGTAACTTCATCAAAGTTATTAACCAGATAATTTGTAGCACTGAACCCTAGGTAATTAGTTGAATCGGTAGCCGTTCCTTCAAATTTAACATTAGGAATAGCAGATTTATTAAGAGTAATACCAGGACTTATATTAAACAACCCCTGTGTATTTTGTGTAGCTGTATTAGCAAAGGTAAATGTAGCTGTACTAATCACAGCAACTAAAATTCCATTGGAATATAAAGCTGTAACTTGCCTTTCTCTTAAAGCATCGTCTTTCCAATTTTCAATAACAAATCCAGATTTACCATAAGGTGATTTATATATTGGTCCAGCTAAAACTGTAGTAGTACCGTCTTTGGTAAAATTTAATTGATCATTAGTAGTATCTATCCATAAATCGCCTTGACGTAGTATAGAAGGCTTAGTTGCACTAAGCACAGAAGATGAAATTTCTCCAAAGACTCCCTCCGGTGTGTAAACTTTTAATCTGCCGTCTGCTGTACTGTACCAAAGCTGCCCTGTCTGAGGGGATAACGGTTGAGTAACGCCTGCGAAATTTTCTAATAGTCTTACAAAATTGGTGTTTAGAGCAGTTCCGTATTCATCAACGTTTTTTCCTATCAGCGTTAAGCTGGTAGATTTGCTATCTAGCGTACCGTCTACTAGATTAACTAAAACTGTTCCGTCTGATTTCTTTATTGTATAGGCCATGGCATTAATACTTTATAATATATTTTACTGTCGGTAATGGATTAGGCGGAGTTGCCGGGCTTTGCGGATTAACCACTGTTACACCGGTCAAATTAGGTAGAACAAACCATGTTGCCGACGAAGCAGTTCCATAAGTGGTCCCAATTAAATTATATAATTGTTGGAATCCTCCTGCTATAGGAACAGAACTACCATCGCATATAGCCCAACCATCTGGTATTCCTGCCCCCGAATACAAGGTAATCATACCAGTTTGCACCATAGAAAATGCTGTAGATGTAGTAGCAAAATTTCTAGCATAGACTGTTCTAAAAGGATTTGATACACTACCTATGTCATAGGTGCCTGTAGTTGCAGGAACAATACCTGTACCTCCACTACCTAAATATCCTACTACAATTTGTCTACTAAAGGTTCCTGTATTAGAAACATTAATATTACCTTGTACAGCTAAATTAGTACCAAACGTTCCTCCCCCGGCTACATATACAGCATTAGATGCCGCAGATGCTACTGTTAGTGTTCCGCTAAACCTTGCGCTACCGGTAACATCTAATGCCTGAGCAGGACTATCATTATTAATACCAACTCGTTGTAAATTTCCATCTAAGGTTAAGATCTCATTGTCAACATCATTTTTTCTAACTCTAAATCTTATCCTTGCACTATCGGCTCTGTTAATTAACACGCCGTCATTGATTTGTTTTTCGATTAAGAAAGTTTGAGATATGTTTCCTATCTTTATACCGCCATCTGAATTTATTCTTAAAAATCCATTAATGGTACCCGCCGTATCTGATCTCAAAAAGTTATCTGCAGGAACAGGCGCTGGTTGACTAGAAACTTGTAAATTTAAGGCAGTATTAGCAAGTCCGCTAACTTTTGCTGACACTCCAGCAAATGCCTGTGTGCTAACATTTAGGCCAGGAGTTAGTTGGCTAAATCCAGTAATACTAGGATTAGGAACAAATGTTTCTTTGGCGGTTATTGTTATAATACTACTATTAACATAAGTTACTACTACCTCATGAGGAACTCCAACTGCATCATTAATGGTATCTACATAGGTTCCTGTACGTCTTACATTATCTAATTCTGGTCCTATAACTTTCCACGATCCGGCAACACGCATCTTCAATCTAAAAGTTGCACTATCTGCCCATAGATCTCCATTTTTAACTACATAAGGACCGTCAACCGGGTCACTAGTTCCGCTGTATAAGCCTCCTGAAGGAGTCCAAGTAGATCCGTCATAGACCTTTAATATTTTATTATTTGGTATTGTTGTATCATACCAAAGTTGCCCCTCAATAGGAGCAGTAGGAGGGTTTGTATAAGAAAAATTTTCTAGTAAGTGGACAAAGTTTTCTGCTATTGCTTGCCCGTAGCCGGAAGAATTTCTACCTACCAAATTTAAACTTGTACTTTGATCAACACTAGAATCAAGTATAGTAATTGGAGTTTTGCTAGGATTTGATAGGTATACTGTATATGTCATTTTTAAATTCCGCTACTCAAACTTTGTACCCTAATGGTGTAATCTATTTGTATCAATCTGTTTAAAGATTTTTGTACTGGATGGAAAATAACATGAGTTAGGAGTAGACCTGTATTTGGTCCTGCTGTATTATAACTTTTCAATCCTAACTCATCGAAAACAAACGCACTATCTAATGCTGTTTCATTATCAAATGCTGCCTGGCCGGCGGGTTCGCCAAAATCTAATAAACAACTTACAAGAATATCACTATAGGCTGTACCTGTAATATGTCTAACTTCCATGTAATTTCTACTAGGATCTAAACTATTCGGATTACGACCGTCTACAGTTTTATAATAAGTTTGGTCATATAAAGCAGCAGCACTACCTGTTGTGTTTGGAGTTAAATAGGTTATGATACCTGTGGGATCAATCCTACTACCTCCTCTACCAAAAACCATTTCAGCAATAACTCCGGATTCCTGGTTGCTGACACCGCTAGCCAATGCTATACTAAAATTTTCATAGTGGATAGCATTTCTTTTATCTACAAATATTTCTTTAGATTCGGGATCATATATTTTAATATGGCCGGTTAATCTAATATTTCCTTGTTCGTCAGGCTTTTGCACTTTATTTTCTTCCATAACTTTTTTGGTGTTCTCTTTATCTTGTGTTGAGTGATCCATAGTGATATTTATCCATAAGTTTTAATGTGTTTTACAGAGTTGCAGGTGTACTGTAATAATTATTTCCTAAAATATAGGGGTATACAGGTCCTCCATCCGAGTCTAATGTGCAAAAATAAGCATAAGTTCCGCTAGGAAAATCAGGTGTTACACAGTATCTACCATTGAATCTATCTAACGTACTAACAACAGCACTCTCAACTATAATTTGTCCAGTATAATTTATATTATTACCGCTTACATAATAATAAGTTCCTGGAGAAACATTTAAAGTATGCCATCTAACCTGTCCAGAAGTGGCGCCTTGACCTGTTACTACTCCGGATGTAACCAAACTGCCAGTTCCGGTAGTTGCCGAAGTTTTAATATAAAAAGGCTGTCCGGGAGCGGTTACATTAAAATATAAAATAGCACCCGCCTGTACTGTAATCGTTGGATCATTTCCTAGAGAATTATTTTGTATAAAGCCTCCCACTGACACTGCTTCTGTAATAGTGTATGAGTTTGTTACGGTGCTAACTGTGTATTTTTTAACAGGACTTTCGTAACCAACAAAAGTATAATCTTGACAAAAAGTTCCAAAGGGATATGTAGAAGTTGGTGGAGGATTAGCCCCAGTTCTTACTGTTATTTCTCCGTATCCTGAAGTCATTCTTCTAATTCCGCTAGTACTATTAGTCGGATTAATGTATCCAAAAGGACCATAAACTGGGTAACCGTCGGCACTAATTCCTAAAATTTTACTATGCCCGTCAGGGTGTGTTAAAGATCCCGAAAGATAAGGAATAACATTTATTTCTGCTAGTCCTGTAGTTCCGTATGCGGCACCTGTGTTTCCAGATCCTGTTACCCATGCATCGTCAAAACTAAAATCATGATAATGATATTGATTAGGAGGAGCGGCATGACCGCCAGCGCCATCTTCACCAAAATTGTAGCCTAAGTCGTCGCCGGACTCAGAAGAAGCATTGTACTGCCAGGTAGGAGCATAGGTGTTAGGGCCGCTTGGCCCTCCGCTTTGAGCAGAAGGATTAAACATAGAAACCCCGTTTAACCAAATTCCTATAAGCCCTGCACCGGTAGCAACCTGTGTGCCTGTGGTATTTTGTCCACCACGATAAGTCCAGGTTTTATTAAAATTTTGTGCGCCAGGAGTGTTCACAGTAGCAACATCTCCATAACTATGATATGGTAAACCCGTACCTACAAATGTTACTGAATTTGATGAAATTGTCCAGTTAGACGATACTGTAGTCCTCGTACCTCCTAGTTGTGCCGCAGTTCTTGATGCTGTTAAATTAGCAGTATTAAATGCTGTAAAAGAATAAGAAGGTGTGTTTTGTGGACCAAAACTGTAGATTCTGTTTCGAGGATATACCTGTCCGACTGATGGACGTTGATTTACATTAAGTTTAGGAAACACATTACCGGCAGTTACAGATTCTTTATTATAGTACAAATATCTATTTGGCCCGCTTTGTAAACTAGTTGTATCTGTATAACTACCATTAGAATCAAACATCTGATTTAATTTAGCATAGTTCAACAAATATGTTCTTGCACTAGTTTGGTTTAAATTTGGATATATTTCCAAGGCACAGGCTAAAGCTCCTGTAACCTGAGGACCTGCCATGCTAGTACCATTATACTTTATAAGATATTTAGAACTATTTCTTGAATCAAATGTTGGATTCCTTGTATTACTGTTTACGGTACTAATAATATTTTCACCAGGGGCATATATATCGACCCTAGGTCCGCAATTACTAAAGGTTGATTTAGATTCATTTTTTAACGCACTGACAGAACCAACACAGATAACTTGAGAAGGGCTTGTTCCAGAGGCTGCAGGAGTAGATCCCCTATGATAATAATAATTAAAGGTACCATCATATAGATAATTGTTATAATCTACTCCGCCCGGAACATCAATTTTAGCACCGTCGTTACCTGCACTGCCTACAACAATTATACCATCCGAAATACAATCAGCAATATCTGCATCTACTGCGGTATACCTATAGTTTATAATACAATTAGTCCCGGATATTCTTATACCAAATGCCTGAAGAGCAGAACTTGTAAATGGTCCAGGAGTAGTAGTACCTTGATATGTCACAGACTGAACACTTGAAATTGCCACCGAAGTTCTGTATTGCCAGCTATTATTAAGAATAGTTGGGTTCTTTCTACCGGTAGTAGAATTTATTGATTTACTATTATGGAAAGCTCTAATGTAATCAAATAGCCTTGTGCCATCTATGTAATTAGGATTAGTACTATAAGGACTAATATTATATATGTTGGCACCCCTGGCCCATCCCTGCGTATTACCCATTATAGTTCCAGCAACGTGAGCACCATGATCGTTATCTGACGTTCTATCTGAAATTCCATCACTGTTATTATCTGGATAGGTTGCATCTACATAAGGAGAATAGACATAGGTACTAGACGAAGCCCCGGTTACTGTAGGATTTAATTGAAACCAATTATATTGAATTATGTTTGTACCACCTGTGCCGTCAATGTTTTTTGCATACTCAGGATGTGTTGGATCAAAGTGTCCATCAACTACTATAACATCGACATTTTTTCCGTCGCTAGTTACTTCAATAAAATTACTTTGACTAACTGTTCCGTCGCTGCCCCAATTTGAAGGATTAATTGGTAATGTTGCTCTAAGCAATCCCCAATTCCTATGAGCGTTATTATTGCTAGAATTTTTATTCCAATTAATAGATGATTGAGTATAACAAGGTGCAATTATTAATCCCAATTCTTTAGGAGTTAATTCAACATCTAAAACTCTAGGATCGTCACGCAAACTCTGAGCTTCTTCTGAAGTTAAAAAATAATGTGTATTACGACTAATAGGTCTGCGATCCGCTAATTCTACTGCTCGGTGAGGAATATATAAATTTCCTCCGGGAGTTTCCATATCTTGATAAAATTGTTCAAGATCGTCTGCATTTTTTAGTGTAACAATATATTCTTTAAATTCAGACATATTAGCTCTCTAGTTGATTAATAGTTAAAGTAACTGTGATAGGAGTTGTTACTCCGCTAAGATTTGTAACAGTTATAAAGACTGTAGTGGATACGGGTAAACTATCATTAAATCCAATAACTCCGGGACTAATTAACTGTGTTGTTGATCCCGAAGTAATAACTTCAGCTATAACTCCGCTACCTGGTGCAGGATCTGTTCCCTGTGTTCTAGAAGCATCTGAACTTTGAGCGGATGCACTGGTATAAATTCTTACCCAGGCTGCGGCACTGGTTTGTACCTTGTACAAAATATATGATTTAAATCCAGTTAAAGAAGTTTGGGCTGACGCATTATTAGCCAAAGAAGTTGTAGTTACTGCCGCAGTTGATCTAGCACTTAAACCAACTCCTCCTCCGCCGCTGCCGCCGCTACCAGTAAATCCTACAATAGCACTACCAGTAAATCCGTTAATTCCCGAACTACCAGTAAACCCAGGACTAGAGCTACCTGTAAATCCAGGAGCAGAACTACCCGTAAAACCTGTAGCACCGCTTCCAGTATAACCTCCCGGACTACCGGCAGGGCCTTGGCTTCCCGCAAATCCAAAACTTCCTGTAAATCCACCTGCAGGGCCTTGGGGACCTTGACTGCCTATAAATCCTACATCGCCTCGACTGCCAACAAATCCGGCTGTAGCCGATCCAGTGAATCCATTAGTCCCTGCACTACCAGTAAACCCAAGACTTCCTATAAATCCTCTACTTCCCATAAATCCAGGCGTTGCCGATCCCGAAAAACCAAAACCTTGGCTTCCTGTATATCCGCCAGGTATACCCGGAGTTCCTTGAGGTCCTTGGCTTCCTGAAAATCCAATACCCCTGCTTCCAGTGTAACCCGGACTCCCTTGCAGGCCTCGGCCGCCAATCGAACCCGTGTAACCTACGGTTTCGGTTCTTAAAAATCCAAAAGTAACCGCTTTGGCTACACCGTTTTCTAGTACGACAAATAAGCTTTCGTCGTTAACACCAGTTACTCTCGGCAGTTGAGAAATCCTTGTCATTTTTTAGCTTCCTTTTAATGGTCTATCATCTTCTGTAGTTAACGGCAATCCATCATCAAATCGTAACACAGTATCTCCACCGTAGTAATAAACGTCCGGTGTAAATGACGGTCTTTCTTGAATAAATCTTGCCTGTATTGTTTGAGCAGTTAAGAGAGAAACATTTGTAGCACTGGTTATATCATACCAAACACTCGATGTTCTCTTAACTAACACTATTGGTTCATTTCCTTGAATAGGAATATTATCTGTTAATATAATTGAAGTAATTATTGTAGCACTAACTGTGGCTGTAGTAATACTAAAATCTGGATTGATAATTGATCTTCCTATATCTGTTCCGCTATCATATGCCTGTGTTTTATCATGAGCATATCTTACATTACCAAACTTAGTAGGCTTTTCTAACTTCCTTCCTTTGAAATAAACTTCAACTTGGTCATGTCTTTCTGCATTACTTAAGAAAGGCATTGTTAAAGTATTAATTGGATACCCAACTGTTTTAAATGTAATCGGAGTGGTTGTTACTTCGTTGATAGCAACTTTTAATGATGTAAACCAAATTCTAGTTGGACTTAATTGTAGAACTTGGAATGTCCCGTCATTAAATCTCGACCCGGATACTTTTACGCTCTGTCCCGAAACAAAACCGTCAGTGGCGTAAAGATTTGTAACATTATAGGTAACACCTGTTGGAGTTCCTACAGAAGTTGTTATAGCTGAACCGGCCAAAGTCACTAAAGTAAAACCGTTAGACCCATTAGTGTTACTAATTTTATAAGTAGTAGGGCTAGAATAACCTGTAATGCTACCTGTACCACCTAAAGTACCAGTAATAGTTACATAGTAACCAACTTTTAATGTTGTAGAAGCACAGCTAAACTCGCCTGCCGATCCTGTTATATTAACATTGCTCAATAATATAGTAGGTTGGTCAACATAATTTCCAGCATTATTAAATGAATGTCCCAAAGTATAATTTATAACAGGATTGGTTAATATTTGTTGTTCGACTACAGATTCATTAAATGGTACTGTTTGAGAAATCCCTTGATCAGCTACCCAAGTTCCTATAGCATAGTAATCTTTGGCTCCGGTGCCAAATGTAGCTCGTCTTAAATTAGTCAGTTGGTTGCCATTTTTTACATCATACTCAATCCTCTCACCTGCAATAAAAATTATACCAGGAATATTTTTTACTGGATCAGGTAAAGGTAAAACACCACCGTTTTCAACAAATATAGAAGTATCGCCTAGTTGTAAAGGTTGTATTAAGTAAGTAGTATCTGCCTGGCTTAATCTCTTATAATGATTTCTGCCAAATATATCTTTAAAGACTTTATAACCAACAGTTCTTCCAGACTGTTTTTCTCCTATAGTCATAATAGTAATACGTTGACCTTCTTGGTAAGGAATGTCTGGGTCTAATTGTATAGTAACTCCGTCCTGAAGAACAAAAAAGTCATAACCGCTAACTAAAACTCTGTCCCCTATGCTTACCCAGACATAGTTGTCATTAAACACAGGCCTACTAATTTTATAAAGACCTGCAGAATTAACATTAAAGACTTCTGTTCTTATCAGACTAGCATCGTGATTAGAGAATGTTAGTATCCTTAATTGATTAGGAGGTGTTACTTCTATCTTATCCATTAATTGAATTTGATCACCAACTATGACATAATCATGGTCAAGCAAAACAGTAATAGCTAAAACATCGCCAACGTTAAACTGAGCAGGATTTACTCTTAAAATATTATTGTTTTGATCAATGAAGAAATCAGTTCCTGGCAATCTTTGACCATTCTTATAAACTTCAATATTAGTATAACCAATTGATCCCGGTTCATAAATCATAGACTGGCTAATTGCATATGAACCTGTACTAACACTTGTTACTTCGTAATAAGTTGTATTAGGAGGAGATAGTCTTCTTCTGTTAAGTTCTACAATTGAATTAGACGATTGAGGACCAATATTTGCAGGAGGTTGTAGCAAAGTAAATTGTCTTTGTACTGTATTATAAATTACCTGTTCTCTAACTTCACTAAATCCTTTAAATGCAGAACTAAAGAAAGCCGCAGTAATAGTATTTTCGCCCATAGTTGATAAACCATAAACGGTAATTTTAGCTCTAGCATCTACCCCAGGCTCGGCAACTGAAATTATGTATCCTGTACCCGATAGCTGAGTGTACGGGGGAGTTCTTATTCCGTTAACACTGACGTAGACACTGTTTACTTCAGAGAATGCACAGGAACCTACTACAGCACCTACACTATCACCTTCTACCGTTTGACTGTCAATGCTTAAGAATCCTGTACCGCCAACATCCATATATGTAACTACTATAGCACCCGAAGAATTAGATGTATTCGTAAAGGTAAGTTCGTCTGTTTCAAAATTAATTGTATACTCTCCATAATTTAATATTCTATTGTTTAGGGTAACAATTACTGACTCTCTGTTAGGAGGTTTAATAGTTAATTTAATTATAGTAGGCTGGCCCGGTGTCACAGCACCAGAAGCAGTATAAATCATTGGACTACCACTAACTTCTCTGGTATAAACATTTACTGCTAGACTTTCGTTAACTTCTCCTCGAATTAATTCTTCGGGAGCATGAGATCTCCATGGACTTAAGAATTGATCACCATCTAATATTATATCTTCAGGTCTAATACCCGAAGCAGATACAAATACTCCATTAGTTGCCGTCAAACCTCCTCCAGAAATAATAACGTCAAGGTCGTCAGTTTGATTTGAAATTCTATTCCAGGTAACTGATTCAAAAGGTAACACATCCCAGTCTGCTATTTCACCGGAATCTTGAGTAATTAATTCTTGAGTTACAATTTTTGTACCTGGATATTCTACACCTTTCATTAGTTGTTCTGGATCTTTGCCCGGCATTCCCGATTGAGGGTAATAATAATCTTCAATTCGATCAATGGCTGTATAAATCTTTAAACTCTTAGGATAAGTGATTTTTAATACACTATTTTTGTCGGGCTGGAAATTTAATACAAGTTTAGTATAAGATTTATTATAACCATTATATTCTTGTTTATAATCTTCAAAGGTATAATTTGCTCCTAAAACAATTACATTGTCTAAAGTAATAGAAATCTCTTCCTTATTCAAGTATGCAGGCCAGCTTAATACAAATTCTTGTTGGATACCATCTGCTACAAAAGTATCAGTAACTGTTTTAGATCCTATTTCTCTAGAAACAGAAATTCTATCAAACCTCATATTAACAGTATTAGTTCTTACCTTACCGTTGGTCATTATAGCACTAGCTTTAGCTAATATTCCGTTTGTTAAACTCTTTCCGCCTACAACCAATACTGTAGGAGTTTTTGTATAACCGTCGCCCTGATCTGTTACAATTATCTGTGATAATTTACCTCCAGATATATATGCTTCTGCTGTAGCAGCTCGAATAGGAGTATCTCCGGATGCTGGAACTATTCTTATTTCAGGAACTGCTGTATATTCAGTACCACCATCGGTAACTATTATAGAATCTACAAATAACTTATAATTATCTGCCCATCCTTTGTATGGATATTCTTGAACTCTAGGATTAGTCGGATCTAGAATAACATATTTGCCTAATGTACTGTCAAATACACTTGGTAAATCAAAGTCTGTGGTAAATGTTTGACTAGGCTCAATATTATTATAAGTTAGTTCATAATTCCTAATTTGAGTATGGTATGGTTTAATTTCTTTTAGATAATCTTCATACCATTGAGAATCTTGAAACTTATAAACCGGTCTTTGATCTAAAGATCCTGCTTGATTTTGAACATTGATAAACGAAGTTTTAAATGCCCAGTCTAAAGATTTCTGTTCTGTGAGTGCATACCTTACAGATGCAAAGAACAATTTATTCCAGTAAACTTTTAAATTACCTATGAAAATATCTTCTTTTAAAGCTTGTAAAATATTTTCAAGTTCTACATCGGGTGTTTGATCATAGAAAGTTTCATCATAAGGAGAAATTTGGTCGAATCCTAAATATGATTGACGTAGATCCCAAACACTTTCTTTGATTTTTAACGTTCCCTTTTCACTGTACATTACATCAAATAATTCATTAAATGTGCCTTGAACGCCCTCTTCAGCTTTACGCAATATCAGGTAACGATCAGCGCCGCCGTCGTTAACCTTAACATAATCATTAGGTCTAAGGGTAAGCTCCTGTGTTTGATAAAGTTTGTCAACTGTAGAAGCTATAGTTTGATATGGATTGTATTCTGGACTAACCCAATCTACAAAATCCCAATACCTAGTTGTATCAAATTTTTGAGTTTGCACCTTAGACCAGGTTTTATTAATAACAGAATATTTTGCCCATTTACCTTTTGAATCTTGATCAGTTTGTACTATTACAGAAAACGGCCTTACATTTATCACGGGCTGTGAATAATAATTAGCACCTGCATCTGTTAATATTAACTCTGTTACTTCACCGAAGTTATTAATTAAAGATTCTATAATTGCACCGTTGGTATCATTATCTATAGAAACTTTAGGTCCTCTCCATTTGATTGGATTACCATTAGTATCATATTCATAAACTTCAAGTTTTCCATACCCATATCCAGAATCAACAATAGTTAACGAATCTATTTTTCCATTAAGTACCGTGCAAGAAATTTTAGCCTGTCTTACATCTTTAATTTCTACTAAATCTCTTTGACCAAGATCTTCTACAATTAAATCATATTCTCTAGATGAAACATCTGGGATTTCATCTTTAGATTTCATAGTATTGAGATTGTAAAAATCTGTAATTAAGTTTTTCTCGAAAACGTCATTAACAAAATCTACAGTATTTCTTAGAGCACCAATCCTATCTTTAAACATCGACTGTCTTGGTCTAATTTGAATACCGTATTTTTGTCTATCAGGCAAGGAACTATCAGGTACAAGGTTTCCTAACTTATCTCTACCTAATAAACTGTCGACAAATTTCTTTTCAAGTAATGTACTAATAGTCGACTTTGCAGAACCTTCTGCAATTAATTCCCATTCGCTATGTTTATTGTTTGCATTGTCAATGTCATCAATTTGAATATTCAAA